CATTTACGTCTCCCTTCGCGCCCTTTGTGGATGGCGGCTCCGTGTAAGCGCCCGTTGATTACCCGGCGGCGGTTTTGTGTTACTCAGTTGTGTTGTTTCCCTACTCTGTTTCGGGTGCTAAGTCAAGAGAATTATTACTTACACCGGGTCCGTGATGCCGAAAGCGAATGCGGGCGAGTCCCACGTCTGCGCGGTCGTGACTGCCTGGCTGGTCACGCTGGTACCGGCAAGAAGGGTCGTACCATCGTCAACGCAGGCATAGATGATGGTCCCGTTGGCTGTGGGGGTCATGCCCGTCTGCGCCCCCACGGTGACTTTGCGCCCGCTTACCGGCCCGTCAGCGATGGTGTAATCACCGTTGCCGTCGCCCGCTGTCACCGTCACGCCTGCCAGCTTTACCGCTGCGATACCGGCATAGTTGGCGGGTTCCGCGCTGCAAAAGCTGAGAGTGGTCCCTGTGGCGATCTTTGCGAGTGCCGCGTCAAATACTGCGTCTGCGTATTTCTTAGCCATGTCATTTTCTCCTTTATTGCCATGTTCCCGCGACGAACCGCCGCAGGGTTTTGTTGAGGGTTCGGGCGTCTCCGGTGATGGAACGGATCGGCCATGTGACGCTGCTTGATTGCGAGAGGGTCAGATTGTCGGCAGAGCTGGCACTGTAGGCACCGGCTATGGCGAAAGTGCCGCCTGCCAGGGCGAGGGCGATGTTGTCGGCGGATGATGCGCTGTAGGCGTCGGCGATGGTGAACTCGCCATATGGTGTAATCACCCCGCCAGCGTCATACTGGTAGACCACCCCTTCCGTGTAGCCAGTGCGGCAACTCTCGGGGTAAGAATCGGTGTTCGCTATGCCGGAGTACCAGAGGCGCATGGTCATCTCGCCGCTAGCCGCTGTCAGCGTAAAACCGGATCTGTAAATGCCGATGTCATCCCAACTGCCAGCGACAGGAGCAAGTACCGCCGTAGGTGCCAAGGGATAACTGATTGCGGTCGGGTCGGGTAGGTTGACAACGGCGTGAAACAGTCGGCACCCACTCAGCCACGAAGCAGGTCTTGGCGTCACTAGCGCGTTTATCAATAGGTCAATCTGTCCCGAAATAGCAGGATTTGCCACTGCCGTGATGTGGTTGGGTTCAAAGCCCGGATAAGCTGCGGTAAACTCGGCCACCGTGCCCAAATACTGCACCGCCCCCCACGTAATGCCGTCCACCGAAAAACGATAAGTGATTCGCTGATAATCTGCGGTTTTAGCAGAGAGGTAGGTGGTATCCTGCACCACGCCGAACATGTGCCAGTGTGTGGCATCCTCGCGCACTACGGCGGGGGAGTTGGAGTACAGGATGAACCCTTCCCACGGCAGTACGCATGTGGCAGCAGACAACACCCCAGCAGCCGAGTAGGTGCGCCGCATGACTCCAGGGCCGGGCGTTACAGTGCCGTTGTAGTCAGACACTATGGTCTCGTCCGTCCTGACCCAATAGCATACGAGCTGGTCGCCTACGGGGTCATAGAGGATTTCAGCATCTTCTGCCACGGGTCCAATTATTTCGTCTACGCTGTCATACCAGCTAACGTCATCCATCCAGAACTGTAATGTCCAATTGGCATTATCGTTTGAGGCGTAGACAACCGGATTTTCTGGCACGATAGTGGTCATGCCTAGCCAGTAGCGATACCCCCGCCATTGGTTGACGGGGTTGCCAGAAAGATCGCTTACCAGAGTGAAGTCGATAACCGACTGATGCACGCTCTGGATGTATGACTGCGTAGTGCTGCCATAGTCTGGATGGGGCGGATTGATCGATGCAATCCACGATGCCGCATTTTGGAGTATGGTTGTCATGTCATATCCTTACGGTATCGGGATGGAAATGTTATCAATGTGCATTGCCCCGGCGAGACTGGTTCCGCTGAACCGAATAACGCTGCCGGAGGATATGGTTATAGTGTAATTCGAGTTATTGGCACTGTAACCACCAGTTAGGCCCACTTGAGCGCCGTCAACGTAGACTTTGACATACACCGGTTCCGGCGAGCCACTATCGAGTCTAAGGCCGAAACTAAGAGTCCCTGCCGCGATGGTCATGGTGCGCTCTAGCCAACCAGTTCCCTCCGATGCTCCGTCTCCACCTCCTAAAGCAAAGCTATTAGGGGCACTCCATGCAAAGGTATTGGCCACGTGGGCGATCCCATCGACTCCAGATGTCCCGCTAATCCATCCATCATAAGTGGTAGCGTTGGTAGCTGCGAGATCCCAATTTTGGGTATAAAAGTTGGTGGATGCCGCAACCGGTGTCCCGCTGACCTCTGCCGACTCCACCGACCCCGCCCCGTTGATAGCCACGACGCTGTAATAGTACGCGGTCCCGTTGGTCCTCCCCGTATGCGTGTACGGGAGGGTGACACTGGTTATCGTGTTGCTGCGGGTTCCTGCTACGGTACCCCATTTGAGGTTGTAGGAGGTAGCGCCGACGCCGCCCGATATGAGGGCGATCACGTTTGTGGTGTCGCCAGGGGTGACGCTGATTACCGGCTGAGTGGGGGCCGAAACACCCGCTGTCAGCACCACATTATCTGCCGACGATGCCGAATAAGCATCTGCAATGGTCAGGGCCCCGCCAGCGAGTGCCAGCGTCACCGCATCGGCAAAGCTCGCACTGTAAGCGTCAGCAATGGCTAGTACGCCGTGGGATTGTACAAGGGTGACGGCATCGGCAAAACTGCCGCTGTAGGCATCGTCAATCGCCAGAACCAGCAGCGAGGGGTTAGAGAGTGTTATGTTGTCGGCAAAGCTCCCTGAGTAGGCGTTGGCAATAACCAGCGCACCATGCGACTGCACAAGAACCACGTTATCCGCCGACGATGCGGAGTAGGCGTTGGCGATGGTCAACGTTCCCGCCGATGCCGCCGCAGCGCCCAGGTCGAGGAAGGCGACGTAATCGCTTGCCACGCCGGTTGCGGTCATGAAAGCGTCAATCGCCGCCGCTGTCGCCGTGTCGGGCTGTCCATCGGTCGAGTTACCGGACATGAGCCACGTAAGGCGAGGATATGCGGCTTGAAGCGCCTGGACGATCAGTGCGGCGGGCATATCTCCGGCTGTCTGCACCTCCACATTGCCGTCATTATCCGGCTCCACCCCGTTGACGGTCAGCACATTGCGCCGCTCGCCGCTCGGGTTCGTTGGCGATTCGCTCCCCGGCCACGTATCGGGCGTTTCGAGCGTTATGGTCATTGCTGCGCCCCTTGTGCCGGTTGCTGAGGTTGCGGGTTATTCACCCTCTCGAAGTCCTGCACAATGGCGTTGTATTCTGCCAAATCCTGCCCTATTTCCGCCGCCTCCGCGTTAGCAAGGTCGAGCATTGCGCTTGTCTCGATCTTGGCGATTTTGGCCTGTTTCTCTGCGATTTCGAGCCGCATCATGATCTGCTGCATCTGCTGTTGCATTTCGGCCATTGGGTCCGGTTTCTCTTCCTCCCCTTTGCCCTGCAGCTTGTCGATAAAGCGTTGCTTGTTGCGAAGGGTTGACGCCTGAATCAGCATTTCGAGCGTCAAAGGCTTGAGTTGCTCGGGAACGGTCGGGAATAGCTGTGTCAGACTCTCAAACTGCTCCTGCTGAATCGTCACAGTGTCCGGTACGTCCTCCAGGATGATGTCAACGTCCAGTTCGGCCACATTGTTCGTCACCACCGGCTGCTGTGCTGCGGGGTCCATCATGATCCGCTGCACCATCTCCTCGTCAAGCTGATGCCCCGACTTCTGCTGCTTCTTGATGAACTCTTCGCCAGCGGTTGAAGGCGTGTTCAGTCCGACATACTTCGGCGCGTTCTCGTCATCGGTGACGCGGAACCACTTTTCGGCGGTCCAGTACTTCTTGACGCAGTACCACATGAGCCGATAAACGCGGTGTTCCCAATCTCTGAGTCCATCCGTCTGTATCGCCGTCTCCGTGTTACTGCCACCCTGCAGCGCCTGTATCGCCCTGCCGGAAAGGTCGCGCTTCTCGCCGCCTACCAGTGCAGCGTTCGGGCCCTGTGCGTCAATTTCGGCTTTCGCCTCCTGCAGCATCTGGAAGTTACCGGCGCTCATGTCGTTGGTCGGGAGAAGGTCGAACTTCATGCTTGGCGTTATTTCAACATGACCGTCCGGCTTGGCAAGTTCGCGCTTGGCCGCGTTGACATCGGCCACCGCGCCCTTTTCCCCGATGGTCTGCCGCGAGTTGATAAGGTGGATCCCTTTCGACCGGCGCTTGTTGATCTCGTCCTGCATGTCGATGTACTGCCGGATTTGGCCGTATCTGTTGCCGTCGCGGTCAACGAAAAGGGATTGAAACTCAAGCGACGGTACCGATTCGCCGTCATCGTTGACAAAGGGCATCTTCGCCGGTTCGCGCAGAAATCCGCCCTTGGTGAGATAGCAGAAATACCACTCGCCGCCCTTCTTGTACTCCATGTAGACGACGCGCACCCTGTCGCGCCCCTTGTCGGCCCAACGGTTCTGCGGCTTGTCATCGTAGGTCTGACCGGCTGTGACGCTTGCCATGGTATTGGCTAGGATGCCGTCTTTGCCAGGGAACATTTCAAGCGCGTCTTCCCGGTCCTGCCAGATCACAACGCCCTTGTACTTGGCATCGCTGAAATCCTTGGCGCGGGAGTGGTAGTCGTAGAAGATCCGGTCCCAAGGCACATGAACGAAATCAATCTTGAAGTCGTTCCCCTTGGGAGTAACGACGATCTGACCGCCGTAGCTGCCGTATTTGAGCCCATCCTCGTAGCAGAGGGACCGGACACGCTCAAACTTGGTCGCATCGCAGATGTACCTCAGCGCGTCCGTTGCGGCGTTCGCAGCGTCCTCGTCTACGTTGGGATTTCGGGGGAAGGCTTTGGGGTCTGTGCGGGTTTTCAGCTCGGCGCCAAGCATGAAGTCGATCTTGGGCTTGATGCGGTTATTGACAACGGGGGGCTGTCTGCGGGCTTTAAGGGTGCGGTACTCTTCCGGCGTGAGTTGCTTGCCGTCGTAGTAATCAGCGTCCCTCTCTGCCAGCTTGCGGGCGTCCTGCGTGGAGTCTTCGCTGTCCTCGAACCACTGGACAAGCGTTGAATGCAAGTCGGGCGGGGTCTTGCTCGGGTCTGTCATGTTGTCTCCTGGTGCGTGTTATCGCACAAAGGGTGCGGGTGCTACTTGTCGTCAAACAGTCGCAGTGCCTTTTCTATACATTCCTTACAGACAAAAGCTGTCTCTGTCTCATACCCATATTCTTCCCCTATCTGGACGAGCAATGTGGTTTCTTTGCCACATTCGCCACATTCACTGCGCGCGTGCTCCCGTTTGTCGCCATCATCTGTGCGTCTCATAAAATCCCCCCTCAATTCACCTTCCAATCATCCTCATCACCGTCGCCGTCAAAACGCTTGTCCCATGGGTCTGGTATCACGACAGGCTCCGGTTTCGGTCTGATCCACGGTCGAGACATGCAGGCATATCTGATTTCGTCCGCTATATGATCCTCTCCATCGGTGTCAATGTCCTCTATCTTGTGCTTATCATGCTGCATCGCCGGTACCGTGCGGATGGTGTCGGTGCATGTGCTGAAGAAGTAAATCATCGGCCTGCCGTCGATGCCGATCAGCCGGTCATTGAGCTGGGTCCATCCAGGTTGGCGCTTGTTATCTCCCGGCTTCCAGACCGTTGGCAACATTGATTGCGCAATACTCGGCCCGCCGTTCTCTGCGAATATGGCGGGGTCGGCAACGCGGTACGCCATCGGCTCATTCTCCCGCTCAATTATCCCTGCTGCGACAGCCGGAGCACTCATTTTAAGGCCCACGTTCGGCCTGCTCATGCCGTACCATTCGCGGTACCGGATTATCGCTCCTGCGGGGAATTGCGGAAGCGAGCCATCAGAAACGGCCCACCATCCGACGCTGAAGGGGTGCGATGATCCCCAATCCATTGAGCAGAACCGCGTCCAATCTCCCGGCAACTCCACCGGTTTGACCACATGCAGTTGGCTCGACCATGAGGAAAAGAACGCACCGGCCACGATATCCCAAGCGCCCTCCGTCCATGCTTTCCGCAGCGCCTCATTGCCGTCCGTCGCCGCTAAGATCCTGCTCCGATAGTTCGGGTCATTCTTGACGAGGATCTGATTGTCAGAGAGCCGCGAAGGTACAAACATGCGGGTGAATCCGGTTTCGGGGTCCGTGTAAGGCGTGAAAGGTGGCGCTGGGTCAACATATCTCGCTTTTACCCACACATGACCGACACCGCCTGGGTTCCCTGTGCATCTGACCGAGCAAGGCACTCCGTTTGCGCTTCGGAGTGTCGATAGCATCTTGAGGAGACCGGAAGGCGTTGAATACTCCGTTACCTCATCAAACGATATCCGCGTGTACTGATGACCGTGATATCGCCCATAATCCTTCTCGTTCTCGATGTACCGCATCTTGACCGTTGCACCGTTCGGCCAATACCAGCAGTTGGAGAAAGGATAGTTTGCGCTCGGCTGTACTCGGAAGATCGCGCCGGAAGCGGTGAATATCTCAGCTGCCCGGCTCTGCAACTCCTCCATCTCTGGATAAGTCTTGCGGAACATGATGCCATTGGAGTGCTTCCCGTAGCGTAATGCGCCATCCTCTTGGTATCCAAGCTGAAAGTCAGACTTTCCACCGCCGCGCTCCCCGCCGTAGAACAGCTCATCGCACCAATCGGCCTCACTCGCCGCTAGTTGTGGCCCCCATTGCGGTATCCAGACCATGAAGTTTTAACCATTCCTCTCTCGTAACCTGTGGCCGAATTGTGACCTCTGCGACGGTTTCGACCGGTCCGCCGTCTTTGCCGGTAATCTCTTGGCTGATCCTGTCGCCGTACTTCTTCGGCTTAAGTTTCGATGCTATCCACTTCCGCGTGTCGATCCTTAGCCTTGCCCGCTGAATGTTCTCGCCCTTGACAAACGGCTTGCCCTCATCAGTGAATCCGACATCGAGCGAATCATCATCCGCTATCTCAAGCATCTCCTCCGCGAGAAAATCGGCCTGCTCCTCTTTAGCTCTCGCGTAATCCTTCGCGAATTGCTCATTGTCTCTCAGCCACTTATAGATGGTCGTGACGCCTACAGTGTCGCCCGTCTTGCCGATTTCAACCAGGATGGTCGATGTCGCTTTGTTGGACGTACTCAGCTCTTCACAGAGCGTGTCAGCGATATCTTGGTTGAACGGTATTGACGGCCTTCCCGCTGGCATTATTCGTAATCCCCCGCTATCTCCACATCAGCCGGCAGCACCTGCAGCTTTATCACGCGCTCATGTGTCTCTCCGTTCGCTGTGGTGATCACGTTCGCCAGTTTATACCTCCCCTGGCTCGCGTTGACCGTTACAGCCGCGTGAGAGTCCGTGTAAGCCCCTGTTGACATCGCCTGCCCCTGTACCGTCCACTCGCTGGTTTCGATGGTGTCAGCGCCCAATACGGCGGACCAGTTCACGGTGTAGGTGAGCGATTCGCGCTCCTGCTGCTGGTAGCTCCACGTCTTCCCCTGTATCGCGTTGACGGTCCTATCGTTAACATTCATGTGTGCGCCCTCTGTTTGCGTGTAGCCGTACAACATCATTGAGGAAATGTCAACCTTATTATGAAACTGGCCCCACTCAAGGGGCCTTTCCCTTTACTCCTTAACCATGAATGTGAGAGTGCCGGTTTTGCGATGGACCTCGGGATGTTCAGAAAAGAGGCTGTCCCCGTTAAGGCTAAAGACATTTCCGAACCCGTTGATGTGCGCCTCCACGCTAACACTCCGCTCGACCTTCTGTGCCACTTGCACGCGTCGGATGCCGGTGAGTTTGGTGTAGGTCCACTTTTTTAAATCCTCTCCGGTCGTATGGCAGAGACACAAATCGTTGCAAGGGTCCGTCTGACGTATGC